CCAGGGCGAGCGGTTGGTGAGTTAAATCATCCTGAAGGACCGACTGTTAATTTAGATAAAGTTTCTCACAAGATCGAAAGCCTGGATTGGTCAGGTAACGATGTTGTTGGAAAGGCAACCATTTTGAATACTCCTATGGGTAAGATCGTTGAGGGTCTCCTTGAAGGCGGTGTCAAACTGGGTGTTTCGACTCGTGGTATGGGAAGTTTGCAGCGAACTAATGACGCAATGGTTGTAAAACCAGACTTTCTACTCAATGCAGTAGATATTGTTCAAGATCCCTCCGCACCTAGCGCTTTCGTTAATGGAATAATGGAAGGTGTTGAGTGGGTATGGAACAACGGCATTATTGAAGCTCAGACTATTGAAAAAATGGAGACAGAAATTAAAAAGGCTCCACGTGCTGATCTCTATGAGACTCAGGTTCGTGAGTTCAAAAATTTCCTCTCGTTGCTCAAAACAAAATTGTAAAAGGAGTCAATAATGACCGAAGATCAAATGATTGAAGATCAGGACATTGAACTCCATGACGATGACAACGAAGTCGTGGAAGAAGCAATGGCTCACGATCCTAAAAATGCTGAAGCCCAGTCTGTTGCATCTGTAGATGCTGCAGGTGAAAAAGGCCCAAAAGCTAAGGCTCGTAAAGGTGACAAGACAAACAAAGATCCTATGCAAAAACTGCCAGGAACAAAAGCAGGCATGATTAATGCTGCTTTCGAAAAGATGAACAACATGTCTCGTTCAGAGATGGCTGCTCTTCTTGGAAAGATGATGGCAGAATCAACTGATGAAGAAGGCGAAGACGTAATCGAAGCTCCAGAGTTTAATTACGAAGCTGATTTCTCAGATGACCTTAATGCTCTTATCAATGATGAGGCAACTCTTTCTGAAGAGTTTAAGGATAAAGCAGGGATTATTTTTGAAGCAGCTATTAAATCAAAGCTTGCTGAAGAAATTGATCGTCTTGAATCCAAATACGAAGAAGAACTTGCCGAAGAGATTAATTCTACTAAGGCAGATCTTGTAGAGAAAGTTGACAGCTACCTAAACTACGTAGTTGAAAACTGGATGGAAGAAAATAAATTAGCCATCCAGACAGGCCTTCGTACCGAGATCGCTGAAGATTTCATGAACAATCTTAAAGATTTGTTCACTGAATCTTATGTCGATGTTCCGGAATCAAAGGTTGACCTGGTTGACGAACTCGCCTCTGAAGTTGAAGACCTTGAGGTAAAACTCAACGACACAACTGCTAAGGCAATCCAAATGGCAGAAGAACTTGAAGTTTACAAGCGCGATAGCATCATTCGTGAGGCATCTCGTGATCTTGCTGAAACCCAAGTTGAGAAGCTTAAGTCTTTAGTAGATGATGTTGATTTCGATGACGAAGAAACTTTCGCTAAGAAAGTAGCTACTGTTAAAGAATCATACTTCAACAAAAAGACAAAAACAGAGTCTGCTGACTTTGACACAGAAGAAGATGACGATATCGTAGAAACTTCTGGCTCAATGGCTCAGTATCTCGCAGCCCTTAAAAAGACAACAAATTAATTAGGAGTCCAAAGAAATGCACAATGTAGTTTCTTACGATAAGCTTATGGAAAAATGGGCACCGGTTCTGAATGAAGAGTCCGCAGGCACCATTGCTGATAAGCACAGAAAGGCAGTTACTGCCCAAGTTCTGGAAAACCAAGAGCATGCACTTCGTGAAGAAGGTATGATGTTCGAAAACGCATCTGCCCCAGCAAACAACACAACTTCAGCTGCTAACTGGAACCCAATTCTTATTGCTCTAGTTCGCCGCGCAATGCCAAACCTGATGGCCTATGATATCTGCGGCGTTCAGCCAATGACTGGTCCAACAGGTCTGATCTTCGCAATGAAGAGCCGTTATGGTGGTGGTGCTACTACCAATCGTGAAGCTCTCTTCAACGAAGCAGAAACCAAATTCTCCGGTGATTCCTCCGCAACTCATGACTCAGATAACGCTTCTGGTCTGAATGGTATTACCGACTCCAACAGTGATTCATCCATCGACAACGATCGTCTTACTTCGACGTTTGCTGGTGGTATGCCAACAGACGACGCTGAAGCAATGGGCGCTGCTGCTGGTTCAGCTTTCCGTGAAATGGGCTTCACCATTCAGAAAGCTACCGTCACTGCTAAGTCACGTGCTCTGAAAGCTGAATACAGCTTGGAACTTGCACAAGATCTTAAAGCTATTCATGGCTTGGATGCTGAAACGGAATTGGCAAACATTCTCTCAACTGAGATTCTTGCTGAAATCAACCGTGAAGTTATCCGTACTATGAACTCACAAGCTAAGACTGGTGCACTTCAGTCCAACACTGCTATCAACGGTATCTTCAACATCCAAACAGATGCTGATGGTCGTTGGTCAGTAGAAAAGTTCAAAGGTCTGATTCTTCAGATTGAGCGTGAAGCTAACGTAATTGCTAAAGAAACACGTAGAGGTAAAGGTAACTTCATGGTTTGCTCCTCTGACGTAGCTTCTGCACTTGCTTCTTCAGGCATGCTGGACTATGCTCCTGCAATGAGCACAAACCTGAATGTTGATGACACAGGTAACACTTTTACCGGTGTTCTGAACGGTCGTATGAGAGTCTATATTGACCCATATGCATCTACAGATTATATCAACGTAGGTTACAAAGGTACTAACCCATATGACGCTGGTCTGTTCTATTGCCCATACGTTCCATTAACAATGGTACGTGCAGTTGGTGAAGACACCTTCCAGCCAAAGATTGGCTTCAAG